TTCAGTTGCAAATGATGCTACAGATATAGGTTTAGTTGCTACTAACATAGGTTCAGTAAATACAGTTGCCGCAGATATTACAAAAGTAATTGCTGTAGCTAATGATTTAGCTGAAGCAGTTAGTGAAGTTGAAACAGTTGCAGACGATTTAAACGAAGCAACTTCAGAAATAGAGGTAGTTGCTAATAATATAGTTAATGTAAATACTGTTGGAACTATTAATGCAGATGTTACTACAGTTGCTAACAACGAAACAGATATTCAAACTTTAGCTGACCTAGAAGATGGCACAGTTACTACAAATGGATTAAGCACACTTGCAGGTATAAATACAGAAATTCAAGGTGTCTATAATATTAGAACTAATGTTACTAATGTTGATACCAATGCTACCAATGTAAATTTAGTTGCAGGACAAATTTCACCTACTAATAATATTTCAGCAGTAGGTGCTGTTACATCAGAAATTTCTACATTAGGTGCATTAGGAACAGAAATTACAAACCTAAATAATATCAGAACAGATATTAGTGGAGTAAATACAATTTCAGCAGATGTTACTGGTGTAAATAATAATTCAGCTAATATTAATACTGTTGCAGGATTAGATACAGAGATTACAGCTTTAGGTGCTTCAGGCACAGTAGCTTCTATTAATACAGTAGCTACAAACCTAGCCTCAGTAAATAGTTTCGCTAACACATATTTAGGTGCATCAAGTTCAGCACCAACTTTAGACCCTGATGGTTCAGCTTTAGATATTGGAGATTTATACTTTGATACAAGTTCTTCTAGCATGAAAGTCTACTCATCTGGTGGTTGGATAAATTCTGGTTCTTCAGTTAATGGAACAGCAAATAGATTTTCTTACACAGCAACAGCAGGTCAAACAACTTTTACTGGTGCAGATGCTAATGGAAATACACTTGCGTATGACGCAGGATATGTAGATATTTTCTTAAATGGAATTAAGATTGTTGTAGGTACAGATGTAACTGCAACTTCAGGAAGTTCAGTAGTCCTAGCAACGGGAGCTACATTGAATGACACTTTAGAATTAATAGCATACGGAACTTTCACACTAGCAAACTTTAGTATTACAGATGCTAATGATGTACCTGCATTAGGTACAGCAGGAAAAGCATTAGTAGTAAATTCTGGTGGAACAGCTTTAGAATTTGCCAATACTTCTTCAGCAGAAGTTTATGGTTTTAACAAAAATTCATCTGGTGAGTTGATTATAACAACAACTAATCAAGGTGTAGACAACATCTCAAGTGCAACCTTCGCCACATTTGATGATGTATTATTTAGTGCTTCAGGCTTTGTCTTTAGCATTGATGCAAATGGCGATTTAATATCAACAATATAGGTATAACAAATATGGCAACAATTAACTTAGGTGCTATCAAATTTAACTGGAGAGGTGCATACGCAGGTGGCACAGCTTACACAGTAGATGACGTAGTTTCATCTGGTGGTTCTAGTTATGTTTGTATTCTAGCATCAACAGGCAACGCAACATCAAATGGTACTTACTGGGAACAAATGAGTTCAGCAGGAACTAATGGTACAGATGGAACTGACGTTGGAACAACAATTACAACACAAGGTGATATACTTTACAGAGATGGAAGTGGATTACAAAGATTAGCTAAAGGTACAGCAGGTCAAGTTCTTAAAATTAATTCTGGTGCAACTGCTCCAGAGTGGGGAACAGATGTAGGTGGAAAAGTTTTAGCAGTTCATTTTATGTCTAATAATACAAGAACATCTGCTGTTAGTGGAAATAATCAAACTTGGCTTACAGTTGGTACTTTTACTAAAGTAAATGCTAGTTCAGATATTTATATTTCTGGAGTAGTTCCAGAAATGGGAGCTGCATCAGATGCTGCAGGTTGTTGGCTACAAATTGATACAACTTCTGACCCAGGAGATAACGCAGATGTTCACAAAGGTATTATGAGAATGCCTACCGAAGTATCTAATCATCCTGGAGGTATTGCTTACAATATGAAATTTACTGGATTAAACGCATCAACTCATACAGTTTATATTGGTAAAAATAACACCAGTAATTCTAGTGATGGTATAGGAGTAATAAATCCAAATAGTAGTGATGAAGGTAGATTACAACAAACTGCATCACAATTTACAATATTTGAAATAACAACATAGGATAAAAATAAAATGGCAAAATTTGATAAAATAGTACAAGCAAAAGAAAACTTCCAAGGTTATCAAGGTAATCCACCAAGTGATGAAGCTGATTACAATGCAAGAAAAAATGTAATGTTTTCTGGCACAGCACCAACTTGGTCTGAAATTCAAACTGAAATTTCTAATTTACCAAACCATGCTTCAAGTGGTAACACTAAACTATTAGGTTTAGGTTTAACACAAGCAGAAGCAACAGCACTTACTGGTTACACACCAGAATAATAAAATATATTGGCTAGGTAGAAATATCTAGCCTACAAAATTCACACAACAACAAATTATAGGAAATTAAATTAATGACTAAAGCAAGAAACATTGCAGACTTACTAGACGCAAATGGAGATGTAAAATCAGCTAGTTTAGATAATGTACCTGCAAGTGATAATGCAAGTGCTTTAACTTCTGGAACTCTACCTAACGCTAGACTACCAAATAATATAAGTGATGGTGGTACTGAAGGTACTAAACTTGCTAGTGGTACTACAGCACAAAGAGGTTCTACTACTGGTCAAATTAGATTTAATTCTACAACTGGATTAGCAGAATATTATGATGGTAATAATTTTGTAAAAATTGAGGGAACACCATCAATAACTTCTATATCACCAACAAACATTGATATTGACACTAATCCTTTACCACAAAATATAACTATAACTGGAGTTAATTTTCAATCTGGTGCAACAGTAGCTTTTATAGATAGTGCAGGAGTATCAGTTAATTCTACGAGTGTAACATTTACAAACAGTACAACTCTTGTTGCACAAGTACCATCTTCTACAAATGAAGCACAACAACCATTTGATATTAAAGTAAATAATCCAACTGGACTAACAACAACACTTAATGATGGTTTGCAGTTATCAGCTTCACCAGTTTGGACTACAGCAAGTGGTTCACTTGGAAATACTGGAGATAAAGTGAGTGCCAATTTAAGTGTAGTAGCTACTGACCCAGATGGGGGTGCTATTACCTATTCAGAAACGACTTCAAATGTTTTAGGTGGTGCAGGATTATCACTTAATACATCTTCTGGTGCAATTACTGGCGACCCAACTGATGTATCAAGTGACACAACAATTAACTTTGATATTAGAGCAACTGACAATGAAAGTGCTACAGTAGACAGAAGTTTTGCAATTACTATTCAACCAACTCCAGATGGTTCTACAAGTGCTTTAGCTGTTGAACACCCAGATGAATTAGACACATTAGGTTTAACAAGTGGAAATTATTATGTTCAAAATATTGGTGGTGCTACAAGACAAGTTGCTTGTGTTATAAATGGAATAGGAAGCAAGAATTGGGTTAAACTTACACCTGCAACTTTCTTTGAATTACTTACACCTACAACAGATGCAACAACAGTACAAGGTTGGGGTACTTTAAATGGAAGAAGATATTACAGGTCTTATGCTTCATCACAAAACACAGAAGGTTGGATTAAATGGGCTATGGGAACTTTCTCATTTAGATATATTACAGGTACAGTAGGTTGGGCACCAAATGGTTCATCACTTGGTTCTGGACACCCAGATAATAACATATATGGAAGTTATCATACTGGAGATGTAGATTTTAATAGTAGAGGTTATGGAGTAGGTAGCTTAACAAACATATCTTGGCACAGAATAGGAATTACAGACCAATTTCAATTAGCTTATGATGAATTAGGATTTAGTGGCGAAAGACTATCAGAATTTTATCCAATTTATTTTGGACAAAAAACAACAAACTTTAAAACAGGTGTCACTAGAATTGCAGGTGTAGATAATGCAAATAGTTATATTGATTTAGGTTCTTCTGCAGGAAATAGAGAATTTAAGTGGTCTACATCTCAAGAAAGTGGTGTACCTACTGAAGAAAGACTTGCTTGGGCACCAACAGAAATACTTATTTCATAATGGCTAGAAAAAAAGCTAATCCAGTACAGATGTATACAGAGCAAACAACTGGAGTTAGGCTTTCAAGCCATGAGAAACTTTGTGCTGAACGAATGAATAACATTCTCAAATCTATAGAAGAAATGAGAAAAGAAATTAAATCTTTAAGAACAGATGTTGCTATGGGCAAAGGGGGACTTAGAGTTATATTGACTATAGGCACACTAATAGTTGGACTGATAGGTTATTTCAACTTTAGATAATGATTTTTAAATACGTGTTGATACTGCATTTGTGTTCATTTGCAGGGCAACCTCAATGTTACAATCCTAAAGTAATACCTTTAGAGTTTGACACACATTACGATTGTATCCAACAAGGATACCTTAAAGCATCACAAGCAGTAGAAAATATAGGAACAGATTTAGTTAACAAACAAAAACTTGCAGTCAAATTTGAATGCAAAGAATTAACACAGGAGAAAGTATGATAATATTTGGAGAAAACCCTAAAACATACCTTAACAAAGTTAAAATATGGTACATGAATACAGACAAGAAATTACTATCTTTAGTTATCTGGTCTGCATTAATGTTTGCAATAGGCTATGCTTTTTAGTTTATTAGGTAAAACTTTAATCAGTCATACAACAAAAGCACTTTCAACACATTTAGAAAAAAGAGGCAATAAACAAATTGCTGAAATAGAAGCTAGTAAAGAAGTACAAGTAGCACAAATACAAAATTCAGGAATAAAAGACGAACTAATTTTAATATGGTTTTTAGTCATACTAACACTTCCTTTAATCGGTGAAACAGAAAGATTTATGCGTTGGGCTGAAGTTTTATCAGCTATGCCTTCAGAGATATTTTATATCTTCGGAGCAATAGTCGCCGCATCATTTGGTATTAAAGTGTCAAGCATCTTTAAAAAATAATGCACAACTTTTTATTAAGGTTCTTTGGAGGTATCGACAACATCTTTATAAAATTAAACAAAACTGTAGACGACTTATGGACGTTTAAATTTCCTAATTCAAAATCTAAAAAACATGAGAGACATAAAAAAATTAACAGAGTTCACAAAAAATAAAGAACATAAAGAGAAAGAAATGGCTTTGTTTAAAAATCTTAAAAAAGAAGTTTCTGTAAATGCAAACGGAACTAGAGAATACGTTATTAAAAAAGGTATTAACAAAGGAAAAATTGCTAAATGAAAAGACAACGCAACACTATGCTTATTGGTGTATTAGGTGCAATTCTTTTAGGAATTTCTAGTTGGGTACTAATGACTATCGTAGAACTTGAGGTTCATTTAGGAATGTTAAGCGAAGAGATTATGTCAATAGATAAACAAATTGGTAGAATTTATAATCACATGGATAGGCTAAGTAAATAATGAAAACAGCAAAATCCTATGTACCTAGAGAAAAACCTAAAAAAAGAAAAGGAATACATGTCAAGTCAAGAAACAAAGGAAGTACCTTTAAAAAATACAACGGACAAGGAAGACCAAAGTAATTTAGAAACAATAATAAAAGAGTTACCTCAATTATTAGTAACTCATTCTTATAACAAATTAAAATCTGGTGACGAACTAACAGCTTCAGAGATGAAAGTTTGTCTTGAGATATGTAAACAATATTCAAAAGACCCTATTGCTAAAAAAGAAGTTAACCTTTTAGATAGCGTACCTTTTGATACCCCAGAGGACTAATGGATAAACGAATTAATAACTTTAAGAACTTTTTGTTTTTATGTTGGAAACATTTAAACTTACCAGAGCCAACACCCATTCAATATGACATTGCAGACTTTCTTCAGTCAAAAGAAAAAAGAATTGTAATAGAAGCATTCAGAGGTGTAGGTAAATCTTGGATTACTTCGGCATACGTATGTCACCAGTTACTACTAAACCCTCAAAGAAACATATTAGTAGTATCTGCAAGTAAAACTAGAGCAGATGACTTCAGTACGTTTACACAAAGGTTAATCTCAGAGATGCCTATGTTACAACACTTAATACCTAGAGATAACCAAAGACATTCAAAGATTAGCTTTGATGTTGCACCTGCTACAGCCAGTCATGCACCCTCAGTTAAGTCTATGGGTATTTCTGGTCAGATGACAGGTTCAAGAGCCGATATTATTATTGCAGATGACGTTGAGAGTGCAAATAACTCCCAAACTCAGCTTATGAGAGATAGATTGTCAGAGACAGTTAAAGAGTTTGATGCGATTATTAAACCTGAAATTGGTAGAACTATATTTTTAGGAACACCGCAGAATGAGATGTCATTGTACAACTCATTAGGTGAAAGAGGATTTAAGACAAAAATCTGGACAGCATTAGTACCTAATAAAACTCAGACAATCTCTTATGGAGATAAGTTAGCGAGTATTATTAAAGGTGTTGAAGGTGAGCCTACAGACCCTAAAAGATTTGATGCTACAGATTTGATGGAACGATTAGCTTCGTATGGTCGTTCAGGTTTTAATTTACAATTTATGTTGGACACTTCATTGTCTGATGCAAATAGATACCCTCTAAAATTAAACGATTTAATAATAGCTTCAGGTTGTTCAACTTGGAAAGAAGCACCTGCAAAGATACAATGGGCTTCAGCACCAGAGCAAATGAAAGCTATAGACCCAGATATTCCCAATGTGGGACTTAAAGGAGATTACTTTGTAGCTCCTATGTATATGTCTGAAGAGTTCACTCCGTTTGAAGGTACATGTATGTCTATTGACCCATCAGGTAGAGGAGAAGATAAAACAGCTTATGCAGTATTAAAGATGCTTCATGGAGTTCTATATCTGACTGCACAAGGTAGTCTTGAAGGTGGATACTCAGATACAACTATGGCTAGGTTATCAAATATTGCTAAGAAGCATGATGTTAACTATGTAGTCATTGAGAGTAACTTTGGTGATGGTATGGCAACTCAGTTGTTAAAACCTATCATGGCAAAGATACACCCATGTGAGATTGAGGAAGTTAGACATAATACACAGAAAGAAAAACGTATAATTGATACACTAGAGCCTTTGATGAATAGTCATAGGTTAGTCGTAGATGATTTACTAATTAAAGAAGATTTTAAGAATGAGCCAGACCATCAGTTGTTTAGACAGATGACAAGGCTTACTAGAGACAAAGGTTCACTTAGACATGATGATGCCATAGACGCATTAGCCATGTGTGCTAAATATTGGACAGATAGGTTAGATAGAGACCAAACCTTATCTTACAATCAACACAAGGAAGAGTTGTTAGACCAAGAATTAGAAAGATTTATGGAAAATAATATTGGAAGAAAACAGACTAAAGAAAGGTTTATATAATGGACTTAGAACAGACTAAAAAAGAGATTAAAAAAGAAGAAGGTTTCCGTATGGAAGTTTATAAAGATACTTTAGGTTTTGAAACAGGTGGCTATGGTCACAAAATGATAGAAGGCGAAGATACACCTACAGATATGGCAGGGTGGGAAAAGCTCTTTGAAAGAGACTTTGCTCGTGCTGTGACAGGTGCGGAAGATGTCCTTATGTTATGTCCCAATGTCCACGACACTGCTAGACATATAGTGGTTGAAATGTGTTATCAGATGGGTGCTTATGGGGTCTCTAAGTTTAAGGGTATGCTTAAAGCTCTACAAGATGAGGACTATAAGACTGCCAGTGTGGAGATGCTAGATAGTCTATGGGCTAAACAGACACCCAATCGTGCTAACCGTATGTCTGAACGCATGGCAAATATTTAAAGAGAAAATCTGTGTGGGTATTTGATATACACAGGACGGCAGTTTCCCCCGTGCGGTGCGTGTGGGCGAGTGCAAAAACTACCAAAAGTGAGGCTTTAAAGGGTTTTTTCTATGTATAAGGACTGCATATCCTTTGTGTGGGGCTGTGTGGGCGTGTACTTTTTTTATTCGTGTACGTGTGAGAGATAGTCTGTTTTTTTGCATTGGCTCTTTAAGTACCACGCAAAGACACACGCCTTGTTACTCTTTAAGTACCACGCAAAGACACACGCCTTGTTACTCTTTAAGTACCACGCACAGGCACACGCCGTGCAATCCTTCAACTCATCTAATGCACCACAGGAACACACTCACAGAGCCACACAGAGCCACGCACAGAGGCATTGAGAAGGTAACGCAGGGTTAAGGTCATAAGGTTAATGAATAGTAAACCTGCACTATTAGAAGGTATGATAAAAAAGATACACTCTAAGTATCTACTTAAAGTATCTCTTAAAGTTAACCTAAGGTCTATCTATAGGTATCACCTCAGTAATTATATCATTAATAGTAATAACTATAAAGAGTACACGCAGAGAGTAAACCTGCACTATTAGAATATTAACCTAATAGAGATAATCAATGACATTCACATTTAAACACCCAAGCAAATACAAACAACCAGAGAAAGACTATGAAAACACAAGCACAAAGAGAAGCCCAGAGAAGATACCAAAAGACACTCAAAGGCAAAGAGACAAAGAGAAAGAGCAAAACAAAAATAAAGAAGGTTAAAGAAAATAAGAGTTTTAGTTTTCATTTTCCAATTGGTATCACTTTAAATGATAAATATTAATGTATGCACTTATAGCGTTAATTCCTCCCATAAAATCCTATTAAATAACTTATAATCCTATAAAGTCCTATAAACCACACTAAATAAGCCTTATTTAGCTTATACAAAAAAAATGAAAAAAAGTGAAATTAACTATTGCAATCCACATATGCTTAGTTTACAGAGAGAATAGTTATTTATTTTTACTGTTTTTTATCTACATACAAAAAACATGAGCCACACACAGGCACAACCATTGCGAGTTGGTTTATCTGGGCGAGTAAGTCTTTAAGGTGTGTGGAAAGTCCTCCGAAGCTGTAAGCGGTCACTAGCGTGATGTTACGGACAGCTTGTTTGTATGGCGTTTAATACGTCACTGACGAGGCGGAGCAACGCTGAAACAAACAACGGAGACACACATGGACACCTATTCAATTAAAGTTGATACGCAAAACCTGAGTAAGTCTTTTTATTTCTTTGAAGATGAGAAACTAAACTACACACAGGCTTTGCACGAATTAGAAAAACACCAGAACCAATATAACAACATGATTAAAAATAAAATTGAGCCTGTTGTATTTGACGATAGAAACCGAGCCGTGAAAGTTCGTAAAATGTACATAGTTAAGAACTCATAAATATTAATTATAAATAGATTTAAAGCCTATTTGCACAGAGTAGGCTTTGAGACTTTTTATATAAGTCAAGTCAATCAACAATCAACACATGGAGTTAACACAATGCAAACTAATACACTAAAAAAAGATGAGTTTAGCAGAACGTCTAACAAACTTTGTAAACACGCAATAGGCGGTTTTAGTTTTCTAACAGTTGGAGACCACGAGCCAGAGGACAAGATGAAAGCGTTAGCGGTTACGTTAAGAGATAGCGGAGACTTTGACGACTGTAAAAATGCTGATTTTGAAGACTTGTTAGTTATTTGCGGTGGTAGTTATTTTGACGTTTGGCACAATGTCAGAGAATACGAGACTACAAAAGATGGCAACCAAGAATACAAAGTGTTCACGGACGCAGAGGCAGACCGAGAGTGGGAAGAGTATTTAGAAAGTTATATTGATGACTGTATGGAGATGACTGACCAAGTGAAACAATACTTTGACAGGGACAAGTGGAAGCGTGACGCCAGAATGGACGGCAGAGGGCATTCTCTAAGTGGTTATGACAGTGTCGAGGAGTTTGCACACATTAATAACGTTTATTATTACATTTACAGAAATAATTAAAAAATATGTATAAATTTAAATTATCACTGAGAAGGTTTTTATATAACTTTCATTTAATGTTTACAGCTAAGAGAGACTACGAGAAGCAGGTCAGGCTTATAGTTAAGTATGACCCTTTAAACATCTTGAATTAATAAACAGACTTTAAGCCTATCCACACAGAGTAGGCTTAGAGACTTTTTATATAAGTCAAATCAACAATCAACCAACAATAGGAGAACCACACATGCAAATTGCAAGATGTGTTCAAAAGATACAAAGAGCCGAGACGGTTCAAAAGTATAAAGACGAGACCGAGAAAAAACAACACTTTGAGGACTACCAAAACGCACCACAAGAGCAGAAACTAAAAATGTTTCATAATGCTATTGCTGAAGGTTGGCTTAGTTAGTGAAACAACTTTCACTTTTTAGCCTCGAAGAGTTGGCGGTGTGTTACTTGGCGACAAGTACAGTGCAA